ATGAGCTACGAAAAACAAAACTTTGTGGACGGCCAGACCCTGACGGCTGCCCACCTGAACCACATGGAGGAGGGCATTGCAGCAGCCGGCGGCTTTACCGCAGGTGCAAAGGAACTGCTGCTGACCCTGTTTGAAAACGCGGCCTACAAGACCGGCGATGCACAGTCTGCCCTGAATGCCCTGCGCGCAGAGTGGGGCGGCAGTGCACAGGACATTCCGGTGCAGAGCGTGAGCCTGAGCGCCGCGATCCTGAACCTGAGCGAGGGCGAGAGCCAGACCCTGACCGCCATGGTGCTGCCCGCGAACGCTGCCAACAAATTGGTGTGGTGGAGCGTTTCGCCTGCCGGCCTTGCTACGGTGGCAGGCGGTACGGTGACTGCCGTGAAGGCCGGCATCTGCACGGTGACGGCTACGGCAGGCGGCAAGAGCGCCAGCTGCACGGTGAATATTGCGCAGGCGGAGACAGCACAGCTGATCTACACCCTGCCCGCCGAAACGGAGCTGACCAGCGGCTTTGACACCGGCCTGAAGCTGCTGGAGCACGCATCCACCGAGTCGCCGCAGTACACCATTCTGGTGGACGCAAAGGCGGGGGACAACTTTGATGCAAGCACATGGCCAGCCTTCCTGCACTGCCTGACCGAGACCGGCAGCACCGCCAACCTGCCCGGCTTCAACTCCACCAGCAGTCCGCTGAATAATAAGACGGAGTTCGCCTACTACAACTACGGCGGCGTTACCCTGTCGGACAGCATCGAGCACCTCAAGACCCGCACGCGGTATGTGGTGCAGCTTGACGGTAAAAAGTACCGCGGCGGCAGCACCTACTGCCCGATGACTGAATGGCTGACCTGCAACGGCACGATCACCGATGTGCCCCAGACCTTCCTGATCGGTGCGGCACAGAGCGCGGACGGCAGCAAAAAGCAGCAGTTCTGGCCGGGCACACTGTATCAGTGCAAGGTGTACAAGGGCCTGCTGAGTGATAACCGGATAAAAGCATATATCAATAAGGGGTGGTAAGATGGAGATATACGACATCAACGGTCAGATCATTGACCCGCTGGCAGGAAAAACACTGTACGTTGCAGGCGACAGCATCGCCTATGGCAAGGGCAGCGCGGGCGGCTACGGCAAGTGCATTGCAGACCGGTACGGAATGCAGCTGATCAACGAAGCGGTGGACGGTGCAACGCTGGCGACACTGGTCCCTGACAATGTGAACGGCGGTTACCGCACCAGCATCGGCATGACCGTGAAAAGCTCTACGGAGCTGGAAAAGGCAGACTACATCCTGCTGGAGGGCGGCGTGAATGATGCATGGAACAATGCCAAGCTAGGCACGCTGAACGGAAGCTTTGATCCGGCGTTCTATATGGGGGACACGATCGGTACGCTGGAAGCGATGCTGGACTATCTGGCCAAAAAACGCAGTGATAAGCGTGTGGCCTATGTGTTCCCGCACGGCGGACTGTTTGCCAGCAGCGAAAACTGGTACAAGACCTACAAGCCCGCGATCCTTTCGGCGCTTAAAAAGTGGGGCGTGCCCTATGTGGATATTGAGGAATGCGCCCCGCCCATGGGTGCCCACGGCGTCAGCGAGCTGAGCGACAAGTACACGATTGATGGCACACACCCCAACAAGGCCGGCTACGAGCGGTTTTACATGGAGCCCATCGCAGCACTGCTGAAGCGGCTGTAAGGGGGGGACACAATGGCATTGCAGGCATACTCTCTTGCCCGGGACGGCGAAGCGTACCTCTCGCCCCATTTCAGGGTGCAGGAGTTTCGCTGTAAAGATGGCAGCGACCCGGTTTTCGTTGACACAGCGCTGGTGGAACTTCTGGAGCAGCTGCGGGCGCATTTTGGCAAGGCGGTGACCATTACCAGCGGCTACCGCACCCCGGCGCACAACGCCAAAGCGGGTGGGACGAGGTTCAGCCAGCATCTGTACGGACGGGCGGCAGATATCCGGGTGCAGGGCGCAAGCGTAGAGGAGGTAGCCGCCTGCGCCGAGCGCCTGCTGCACGGCTGCGGCGGCGTGGGGAGATACCCGGCAAAGGCGGGCAGAGCCGCCGGCTGGGTGCACGTGGACACCCGGGCAGAAAAAGCCCGGTGGAGGGGGTGAGCGCGATGGAGAGCATCATCTCGGCCATCCTTGCCGGTGCAGTGACCCTGATCGGTGTGCTGATCGCCAACGGCAAAAGTCAGGCGGTGACCGACACCAAGCTGGAGGAGCTGACCCGGGAGGTGCGGGAGCATAACAACTTTGCCCGCCGCGTACCCATTTTAGAAGAACAGATGAAGGTGGCGAACCACCGCATCGCAGATCTGGAGAAAGAGAGGAACTGAAGCTATGAACGATACCCATTGCAAAATTTCTGCCGCCACGCTGGCGCGCACGGCTGCGCTGGCGCTGGCACTGACCAATCAGGTGCTGAGCGCCTGCGGAAAACCCATGCTGCCCATTGAGAGCGCCACCGTGGAGCAGCTGGTGACCACCGGTCTGACCGTGGTCGCCGCCCTTGCGGGCTGGTGGAAGAATAACTCCTTCACCCCGGAGGCCATCGAAGCCGACGGCTATCTGGAAAAGCTGCGGAAGGAGAAGTGA